GCAATGGGCCGTAAGAGACAAGGCCGTTCATCACTGCTAAGTGGTAGCGAAACAGGTCAACAACTCAAAAACTTACTAGGATAAAGGGAACATATGAAATTAGATAACTTCACCACTGCAAGATGTAGTAAATGCCATTGGATTAAACAATTCCAACCGGGTAAAGAATATGATGTAGCAGAGTTTGAGTGTAACTGTGGCAAACCAGTTCCAGAACCTAAACCAAAACGTAAACCAACTAAACCAAAGCAACAAACTATGGAGGAATCAAGTGGAGAAAGCAAATCAACTACTGAAGCGGATTCAGAAAGCTAAAGAGAAAAAGCTTTTACGCGAGGGTGAGATTCAAGAAGCTTATCGTTATATCCTGCCTTTAAGAGATACACTACGCAAAAACAATAGCAATATTGAACGTGGTGTGAAGTTTGATTCAACAGCATCCAATGCAATAGAGAAGTATGCCACAAAGCTACAGAACCTATTGACTCCTGCATGGGAAGAGTGGCTAAAGTTTCAACCGGGAACAGATATACCAGATGAAGAAGCAGGCAAGCTGCAAGAGAAGTTAGATAAAGTATCAAAGGTAGCCTTTTCGCATATTCATCATTCTAATTTCTACACAGCAGAGCATGAGGCGTTCTTGGACCTTGGAATCAGTACAGGTGGAATCATCGTTGAAGAGAACACAAGAGCAAACGAGCCTTCACTTATCAACTGCCGTTCAATTCCTTTAGCAGAGATTATCCCAGAGGTAAGCTCACGCGGTTCTATTGATACGACTTGGAGAGAGTTCACGCCTAAAGTTGCAGATATAACAAGCATTTGGCCTAACGCTAAAGTGCCTCAGTCATTATCAGACAAAGCAGCAGGTAATGAAGATGTAAAATGTACTGTATTTGAAGGCGTTGTATTTAATGACAAGACAGGCAAATATGACTTCTATGTTCTTGAAAAAGAGACAAAAGAAATCATGTATGAAGAAGAGATGGAAACATCACCTTTTATCATCTTTAGAGAGTCTGTCCGTCCGGGAGATGTTCTTGGTTTTGGTCGCGGTCTTAGAATCATTGAAGATGTAAAGACACTAAACAAGATGGCAGAGAACGCCTTGAGAGCAGATGGTATTCAATCAATGCCTATATTCACTGCAGTTGATGATAATGCTTTTAACCCGTATAACGTGGTCCTACAGCCGGGCAGTATTATTCCAGTATCAAGCAATGATAACTCAAACCCTTCTTTGAAGCCTCTTGATGTATCTAATAGCTACACAATGGCAGAAAATAGGATGGAGCAGCTAAGAGGTGTTATCAATGAGACATTCTTGGCTAACCCGTTTGGAGCTATTGACCAGACACCAGTTAGAAGCGCAACAGAGATAGCAGCGCGTGAAGCTGATTTATTCCAGAGTACGGCAGCAGCATTTGGAAGACTTCAAACAGAGTTTCTTGAGAAGTTTATGAAGCGTGTAGTATGTATTCTTAAAGATAACGGCAAGGTGCCAGACCTTAAACTTGATGGCAAAGAGATAACGATTAAGTTTACATCTCCATTTGCTAAGATGCAAGGTAGCGAAAAAGTCAAAAACACTATGCAGTGGTTAGGCTACATCATGCCTCTTGGTGAAGAAGTAGTAGGAATGAGCGTTAATATCGACAAGATACCGGGCCATATCGCCAAAAACATGGGTATTGATAAAGAACTGTACAAAGATGCTACAGAGAGAGACGCTACCAAAAAAGACATGGCTACAATGGCAGCACAAGCAGTTGATGCAGGCATTGACCCTACACAAATGACAGGGCAACCTCAACAAGGGGGTCTGCCAATAATGTAAAAAAAGGATTCAAATGAATAACACAGCGAATGAATATCTTGTAACCGCTGAAGGTTGGAGTCAGTTTGATGTACCTGAAAAGGATGCAACAAACCAAGATAGACTAGACTTTTCACATGATATTGCAAAGACATTCAGTTCAACAGAGGGTAAAAAAGTTTTAACAGCACTTGTATCGCGCTTCTTGCTTAGTGATATAGTAACCGCGCATGAAACACAATTCGGTGCAGGCATAAAACAAGGCCAAGCAAATGTAGTAAAACAACTACTTGCTCACATAGAGATTAGTAATAACTCATAATAGGATACCTATTTAAAATAGCCCTAAAGGAAAAACAATGTTAAGATTCAATAAAGTGTACATGGAAGAAGCAGCAGGCGGTGATGAAGGCGCAGGAACAGCAGGCGGTGAACAGGCCCCAGCTTGGTATTTTACAGCACCCGGTGAAGAGAGTGAAGGCGTAGCAGGCAGCGGTGATGTACCTGAATGGTTCATGGCAGATAAATATAAGTCTGTAGATGAGCAAGCTAAGGCATATCCAGAACTTGCTAAGCGTTTTGGTGGGTTTGAAGCTGCACCTGAAGAGTATTCAATCCCAGAAGGATTAGAAGATTCACCTCTTGATGATGGCCTGCTTGATATCGTAAAAGCATTTGGTAAAGAACATCATATGGGCCAAGGCGCTTTCAATGAACTTGTTTCAAAAGCTACTGAATATCAGATTCAGCAACAAGAAGAAATAAGAGAACAAGAGATGAAGGCGTTGGGCGATAATGCACAAGAGCGAATTGACAACATAAAAGACTGGATAAACGTGAATGCACCTAAAGATGTTGTTGAAAAGATTATGCCTATGGCTAACAGTGCTGAAGCAGTTGAAGCATTAGAATTTCTTATCAGCAAGACCAAAGGTTCAAAGGTGGCAGATGATAATGCACAGCCTGCAACTAAGATATCACAGTCTGAATATGCAGAAATGCTAATGGCTAAAGACAAAGGCGGCAATCTTAGAATCAGTACAGACCCTGAATATAAGGCGAAAATTGACAAGTTAACTCTGGAAATGCAGGGTTAATTAAGAAAAGTTTGTCATTTGGCATATTTTATGCTATGATTTTCTTGATATTTAACAAACTAAACTTACAGACACCTCTTACGAGCCTGACAAAGTTTAGGAAGTTAGCAGCCGAAAAGTTGCGACCTCCTGAATTTGTCGGGAGACACCCAAGACTTTTAGCGATATTACCACAAATAAAACTAAAACAAAGGGGCATAATATGTCACAGTATTTAAATCAAATCGCTGTAACTCAGTTCGATACCATGACTAAACATGATTATCAATCTGAAGGTACACTAAGAGGCGCATTTCGCCAACGTAACAACGTAACAGGTGATAAAGTCACATTCAACAAAATGGGTAAAGGCCAAGCTTCAGAGCGTACAGCACCAAGTGCAGATGTAATCGCAATGAACGTAGACCACAACAAAGTAACTGTTACTTTGAAAGACTATGAGGCATCTGAATATACAGATATCTTCAAACAAAAAGAAGTTCTTCCTGATGAAGTATCAGAACTTTCTATGACTATCAAGGGTGCAATCGGACGCAGACGCGACCAATTAGCTATTGATGCAATGGCAGCAGGTACGTTTGATGGAGCAGCAGGAAACGGTACAACAGTTCTTACTTCTGTAGGTGGTGCAGCTTCTGGTATGAATATCACTAAACTACTTGCTATCAAAGAGTGGATGGATGATAATGAGGTTCCTGATGAAGGCCGTCATATCGCACTTAACGCAAATGGTTTTAAATCACTTCTTGGTGAGACTCAAGTTACTTCAAGTGACTACAACACAGTACAGGCATTAGTTCGTGGTGAGATTAACACGTTCTTAGGGTTCAAATTTATCAAAGTTGGTAAACGTGCTGAAGGTGGTCTACCTCATGATGGTGCAGGTACTTACCCTACAACTGGTGATGTTGTTGATGGTTTTGCATGGCATCGCAATGCAGTTGGTGAAGCAATCGGTATTGACATGCAAACTTCAGTTGATTGGGTTGCAAGCAAAAAATCTTATCTTTCTAGCGGTGACTATAAAGGTAACGCAATCATTATTGATGAAGTCGGTGTTGTCAAAGTACAATACACAATGGTATAAGGAGTCTTAAATGGCATTTGACAGAGCAAATTTTGCAACAACAGGCGTAGGACAGGGCAGCAATGCCCCTAAGTTATGTACTCACAGAGATACTACATCAAACAAGGCAGCTTTGGCTGCATCTGGTTACTTCAATACAGTAACTGACCAACTAAGCAACGGTGACTTTATCCTTGCAAATGGGTCTGATGGTTCAGTCGTATTGGCTGTAACTTCAGCTACAGGTGCTGCTACAGTAACAACAGAAGAAGCTACATTAGTATAACTTCTTAATGGTTGGCCTACGGGCCACCTGCTTAAGGAGTCAATAATGGCATTTTCTAAAGTACAGTTAGCTTCAAACGCTTTGATATTGTTGGGTGACTCACCTATATCATCATTTACAGAAGAGGGAGCCGGGGCAGTAGCTGCTTCCAACCTTTATGAATCATCATATCTTGCTATGCTTTCATCACACAGATGGAATTTTGCAACAACAAAAGCAACTCTTGCAAGACTCACAGGAACACCTAAGAATGAATACAAGTATAAGTTCCAATTACCTGCAGACTTAGTCAGTCTAATTACCACCTACCCTGCAAGCAATTATAAGATTCTTGGGGATAAGCTTTACACTGATGCAGCTACTTGTGATATTGACTACATCTTCAAAGTCACAGAAGACAAGTTTCCTGCATACTTCATCACAGCATTTGAATACTACCTTGCATCAAGACTTGCAGTGCCAGTTACAGAGGATTTAAACAAAGCTGATATGATGGTCCAACTTTACGACAGAGAATCAAGAAAGGCAAGATACACAGACAGTCAATCTGCACCGAATGGACCGATTCAAGATGAACCTTATATTCGCGTTAGGCATGTATAATGAGAACCAATATAATCCAATATTCACTTAACGGTGGAATCTTATCCCCTACTGCATTTGGTCGCGTAGATTATGCTAAATATTACAGCAGCGTTAAAGACGGGCTCAATGTAAATGCTCACCCTCATGGCGGCATGAGAAAGAGAAGCGGTCTTAAATACATTGCAACACTTGCAGGTGATGGAAGGCTTATTAAATTCGCCTTCAATGTATCTCAATACTACATGCTTGTCTTCACTGATTTAAATATCGCAGTGTATCAAAATGATGTATTCGTTCAAGATGTTACTACAACATACACATTAGCACAGGTCAAAGAGATAGGCTTTGCTCAATCAGCAGATACTATGATAATCACTCATCATGATGTAGCGCCACAGGCTTTAGTAAGAAACAGTGGCACAGGGGTATGGAGCATTTCAGCGTTAACACTAACAAATATACCAACTCATGATTATGGGTCTGGGGCAGAGGCTGTAATAAGTGCAACAAGAGGTTGGCCCAGAGTATGTACGTTCTATGAAGCGCGGTTATGGTTTGCAGGGCTAAAAGGAAGACCGCAAACAATTCTAGGCAGTAAGACTAATGACTTCTATAATTTTGATGCAGGTACAGGGCTTGCAGATGAAGCATTATATGATACTTTAGACACTGACCAGATTAACCCTATTGTTAATATCTTTCCGGGTAGACAATTACAGGTATTCACAGAGGGTGGAGAGTTTAGTAATACATCTAGCCCTATAACACCTGCAGATAGTTCTTGGACCAGACATACCAACTATGGCAGTAAGTCAAATGTAAGACCTGATACAATGGATGGCTCAACTCTTTACATAGACAGGAGCGGAAGGAATCTAAGAGAGTTTATCTTTTCATTCACTGAAGATGCATATACATCTCAATCATCCAGTACGCTTGCATACGATATTATTAATGCACCAGTAGACCTAACCACAGTAAGAGGTACAGAAGAAGATATCTCTAACTTTGTGCTGCTCGTAAACGGTGATGGAACTATGGCAGTATTCAACACGCTTAGAATCGAAGAGGTTGCAGGGTGGACCAGATGGGATACTCAAGGAACTTTCAAGAGTGCCGAATCTGTATATGATGACCTGTATTTTATAGTTAGTAGAGACAATGGCTACTTCTTAGAAAAGGCAGTTCCTACTGTATATTCTGATTCTCACATCTCAGTAGGTGCAGGCGGTCCAACAATCACAGGTCTATCACACCTTGAAGGCCAGACTGTACAGATTATTGCAGATGGTTCAGTCATGCAAGACCAAGTTGTTACGGGTGGTGAAGTCACAACAGAGAGAACTTTTACTACAGCAAGCGTTGGATTAGGATATAATAGTAACATAGAATTATTACCTATTGCACCTGCAACAAAAGCAGGGAACAGCGTTAATAAAGAGAAGCGCATTCTAAAGACAAGAGTAAGAATACACAACACTCTTAACATGAAGATAGATGGCAAAATAGTACCGTTTAGAAAATTTGGTTTAGGTGTTCTTGATACCGTACCAGAACTATTCACAGGGATAAAAGAGATGAGACACTTAGGGTATGGGAATCTGCAGAATACTACGATATCTTCAGATACAGCAACACCATTCCATGTATTATTAGTTGAAAGCGAGGTCCAGACAAAATGACAGCCTTTATGATTGGTTCAAGCATGTTGAACACTTACAGTCAAATTGAAAGCGGAAAGGCTCAGCAAAGAGCTATGGAAGCAGAAGCAAGACAAGTTGAAGCAGATGCCAAGACTCAACTTATAGACCGTAAACGTGCGCTATTAGAGACGATGGCTCAGCAAAACGTAGGCGCTGCAGCTCAAGGCCGTACAATATCTTCAATCAGTGCGCTACAAAGTGAAGACATGAGGCGTGCAAAACGTGATGAGACTATTATCACTTCTGGTGCAGCAGGCAAAGCCGGAGCATTAAGAGATGCAGGCAAGCAAGCAAAACGTCAAGGTTACTTATCAGCAGGTTCTTCACTAATGAGCAGCGGATACAAAGCTTCACAAATAGGAGGTTAAGGAATGCCTTTACCAAGATATAATCCTGCAGAGCCAAGAGCTATTACTGGTTCAAGCGCCATAGCAGAACGCGCAAAAGCATCTACCTTCAATCTACTATCTGACAAGCTTGACCAATGGGAAGGCGTAGCATTCAAAGAGGCAGGAGATGCAGCAGCCAAGAAAGGAAAACAAGAAGCTGAAACGGCCTTTCTAAACGAGGGCACAAACGCTAAACTAAACGAAGATAGCACAATCTATGGAGAGTCATTCAACAGAGCTTTAGAGTCAATGCAGGCTAAACAGATATCAATAGATAATTCAGCCAATATGCAGAAGCTTGCAGATATGTACAAAGATGACCCGGTTGCATTCAATGAAATGTCTGAAGCTCTTTATAAAGGTGCTGTTAGTGAGATGCCGGAACATCTTAAAGCAGATTTTTCTATTGATTTTGAAGCTAATAAAACAACTCACCTTGGAAAGATTAGACAGAATAGAAAGAAGCTAGACGATGAAGCACTTCTTGCAACTTCTAACGAGTTCTACGATATGCAACTTAACAAGGCCACAAAAGCATCAAGAGATGGTTCATACACAATGGCTTTAACAGAGGCAGAAAAAGCAGAAGATGCTATAAACAGTGATGTAGAAGCTCAAATAATCACAGCTGAACAAGGTAGAAAAAGAGTTGATGCAATCTATAAAGGTGTTGCAGATTCTAAATACAAAGGTGTTAACGATAGATTTATTGAAGACAACAATCTTGAAGCATCACAAAAGCATATTGACAGCTTTAGAAAGAGTAAAGATGCACTGTATTCAGATAAAGAGCGTGAGTCATTAGCAGATGATATGCAATCAGACTTAGATAGAAGAATCAGAAGCATCAAAGCAGAGAAGAAAGCTATTGATAAAAAAGTAAAAGATGAATCAAAAATCACTATCAATGATGCTATCAAGATTTACAAAAGCGGAAAAGTACCAGATGTAGAATCTGTAGATGCTGCCTATCAAAACGTAGATATGAAATTACAACATGAATATGATGTTCAAAAGAAAGCTTATGAAGCATCAAGAGAGTTCTCAACAGAATCACTACAAGCGCAGCAAGCTGCTATCAACTCACTTAAAGCAGAGAAAGGCGCTACAAGGGTAGAGAAAGAAGTCCTTGATGTTATGGAATCTAACCTTAATGAGAAATTCAAGCTTGCAAAAAAGGACCCTATGACATTGGGCGCTCAAGAAGGTCTTTATGAGCAGACTATTGAAACAACTCCACAGATGGGGATTAACACACTTGCAACTGTATTGCCTGAAAGAGTCAAGAATAGAGCTGTAAATATTGAACATTTCGGGAGAGGGGCTTCTGCATTATTCACAGAGACAGAAGCGCAGGCGTGGTCAGATTGGCTAACAAGTCCAGAAACAAAAGAATCTGAAATAGAATCTTTTCTTGTAGCAGTAGAGGGTAATACAGATGGAAAATCTGGTAGCGTATATAATCAACTTGTCAAAAAAGGTGCAGGTGTTGTAGCTATGGCAGGAAGCATGATTAAAGAAGGCAAGAATGACATAGGAATGAATATCATTAGAGGACAAAAGATTCTGCCTTCTATTGACCCAGAAGTAGTTTCAGATGTGAAAGAACAGTTTAGAGCAAAGATTGGAAATTCACTTGCCTTTAACTATGACAATCTTGAGCCTACCCTTAAGAGTATGCTTGCATTATATGCAGACGGTGTTAATAAAGACGGTACATTTGATAAAGCATCTAAGACAGCACAAATGAACAAAGCTTTAAAAGACCTCACAAATGGAATTTATTCACGCAATGGCCAGAGTTTCTTTTTACCAAAAGATGCAACAGAAAACGATGTTAAAGAATGGATTGATGACTTAACAGCAGACAGCATAGAAGATGTTGCCGGCATGAGCAAAGATGATGCAATAAAAGTTATTCAAAACGGGAGAATTGTCTCTGTAGGTCCGGGAGTATATGCAGTCTTGATGAAGAATGAAGAATCTGCACTCAAGAACCCTGATGGAACTACTTATCATTTGAGGTTTAATAAATGATTTATAACAATCTAAACATAGATGACATTGAAGCAGTAACAGAATACAAAGAGCCCCCAACATGGGCTGAGACATTCAAGGCATCTACTGAGAATTTCACATCTGTATCACTATCAACTTCAAAAGGTAATTACTACCAAGAAGAGAAGTTTGAAGGCCTAAAGGCTTGGAAAGATACAGACCCAGATAATTCTGTTTTGTACGATAGAGTAGCAGATATTGATATGACCACTATTGAGAAGTTTGAGAGTCTTTATGAAGACGGAAAGCTTGACATAATCAAGAATTGGAGTGATTCAAGTGATGCTTCAATGGTTGGATACAAGGGCATTCATAAAGGTGAAGACTTCTTAAAATTCAAAGAGCTTCAACAACAATACGGCTTAAATGGTCCAAAAGATTTTATGGAGATTGGAAACAATAAATCATTAAGAGATTATTATGAGTCTGAAGAGGTTCTAAAGAATAGCGAGTATCTTTCAGCAGAACTGCTTGGTACTATGTGGGGCGCAATGCATGACCCTGTAACTCTTATGACTCTGCCTCTTGGAACATGGAAAACAGGCGGTACGGTAGCTATGAATGCTATTAGAGCATTTGGTGAAGAGGCAATGATAGAGACAGCCGCACAATATGTAATCATGCCACAGGTCTTAGCCCATAAAAACGAGATAGGCTTAAAGACAACAGAGCGCGAAGAAGCATATAAAGCACTCAAGGCAATAGGTACCACAGGGCGCGAAAG